GCTTTCGAAAAGTAATTGCCAACGTATGGATCGACAACGTTAAGTAGCGCCACGCGGTTTTGAAGTAACTCAGCTTCTTTAAGTTCGGCAAAGTTATTATCTTTTAAGAAATCGTAATGAACTGATTGTTTAAATTCATTCCATTCGTCTAACGTGCAAACGCCTTTTAAAGATAATTGACGCGCCATAAGTTCATCAAATACAATCGAGAAACGAGCGCGTAATTTCTCAATAAAACGCATAAACTTCAATTCGTCGCGAGTAATTTCGTTAGAACGACCTAATGAAAATCCTGACTGTGCTTCTAGACGAGAAATTGGAACATTTAATGATTTGTATAGTTTGCGTTCGAAGTAGTTTACATCGGATAACTCGCCAAGGTTTTGACCTGATGGAAGAGTTGTAATTTCTGTAGACTTACCTTCGCCGCGACGTGGCATCCAGAAGTCTTCAAGCATTGACAACTGACGACGATCGTCACGAATCTCACCAGTGGCGCTATCGTATACCAACTTATTGCGATATTTGACCATAAGGTCGCGCAAGTATTGTTCAGCCTTGGCTTTAGGCATGTTACCAACATCAACGTAGAATACGCGACGTTCTGGCGCACGACTTAAACGATAAATGACAATTGCGTCTTCAACAAAACGCAACTGATTCATTGGACGAATTGCTTTATGTAAATAACTTAAAACAGTAGAGCGAGCAGGATCATATAAACCTGATGTTAAATATACAACTGAATCGTTAGTAAGTTTTGTGCCACCTGAATAGTTGCCTGTTAGAATTGGATTGCTTACTGTGTTGTTTAATGTTTTTTCGTTATAGATGAAATATTCTTCGACGTTATCAATAACTTCTGTATTTGTAACTTTATCTTTCTTTTTATGAACATTTCGTACTTTGCGAATTCTTCTTGGATCAATATTGATCAGATTTTGTATGCCTGCTCTTGGATTACTTGGATCAATAATCACGTTAAAATATAAACGTCCATCAACATACCAACGACGGAAAATATCATTGCCGTTGTTGTTGAAGTCCATCATCTTTAAAACATTTTTAAATTCTTCTGTAATCTTATCTTTGATTGATTGTGGTTGATCAAGATCGTCAACCATAATTTTTACAGAATTACCTTCTTCATCGTGAACAATTGATTCATTAACAATATCTTCAATGGCTTGTTCAACTTCTGGTTGCATAGCCATTGTGCGATATTTGGTAACAAGGTCAACCTCAGAACGATAAGAGCCATCAATATCAACGTAGATACCGTAATGGGATCCCGCTGAAATATTGATGGCTCCATCTTCGATCTGTGGTGTTACGACAGACGGCGTGACTGAAGGATCAAGAGTTTCCTCTTTTTTGCGTAAAATCTCAAAACCGAAAATTTCCATAATTTAAACCTGAGATGTCATCATAAGGGGATTTGACCTACTCGAAAGTAAATCAAATATCAAGTAGTTACGCCAGCAGCAGTCCAGTACTGATATGCGAACGATACTGCGTACTCTTCAATCTGGTCATTTGCGCCCCAGTCGAGGTCAATTTGCGTGACGTCAACAGGGAACATACCAACAAACTTATAGGTCTTAATAATGTCGCCAGACTTACCATACTGATTTACAACTGCGTCAGCAGTGTAACCGTTTGGCGTTCCTGCGACAGGATTGCGAAGGTTTGTTTGGTGACTGTTCAAAGCATTCATCCAACGCTCGAAAGCGTTTCTCACTCTGAAGTCTTCATCGTTGATGATCTGTACTGTCCAATCTTGGAATGTTCTGTTACCAGAGAACTTCACTTCACGTCCAAAGTAAAACAATTGGATTGGTGAAATGATAGAACCTGGCAACTGAGCAGACTTACATAAGAAAGTAAGTTGTCTACGAGCAGCGTCTTCGCCTAGAAATCCAGGGAAGTTAATATTCACTTCAAATAGATTAGGACGTGCACCGTCGAATTGCAATGATGATCTAAAATCGTATACGTTAAAAGCCATTTTTGCTTTCTCCTAGCCGTTAATCCTATTTATTAGAAGCGTCCGACGATCTCGTCGAAGGCAACACCAGTACGAACAGCCACAAAGTTCAACTGAATGAAGTTGATTGATCTTGTTGGCTTGATGTAGATGTCACCGACGAACTCGTTACGGTCAATAACTTCTGGTGTATTGTTTGTAGCGTCACAAACAACACGGAAGTCAAAGATACCACGACGACCCTGTACTTCTCTCAAGAATGGCTCGACGAGGTTCACGAAACTTGAACGTGTAAACTCATCGTTGAATTCAAAGAGGCTTGCGCGTGCTGCTCTGGCGATTGCTTTCTCGAGAACGATAAACAAACGACGAACATTAATGCGGTCGAATGAAGATGGTTTAGATTGCAACGTCTTATCGCCGAACAATACCGTACCTTCACCTGGGAACGAAGCCACAGGATTGATGCTGTTACGATAAAGTTCATCGCGCTGCGTCTTGCTTGGGTTAAATGCAAGTTTGACGATGTTGCGAATCTGACCACGGTTGAATCCTGCTGGTGAGAACCAAGGATCGCGTTCTGTATCAGTGCGTACGCATAGACCAGCGATGTCACCATTGAGTGGAACCCAACGATAAACGTCGTTGTACTTGTCGTACATATACTTCCAACCGCTATCCATTACAGCGTAACTTGTTGACTTGTTCAAAGTGGTTACTTTATATTCAACAACGTCGCCGACTGGATCAGAACTTTGTACTGCTGCAAGCGGAGGCGATACGAATGCAACACAGTCGCGGCGTGATGCAGCAAGATCAATTACATGTCCTGCAACAGTTACTTCTGCGTTTGAAGTCATAAGCAATGAAACGTCGACAGTTTCTGACAACTCGAAGCGATCCCAACCGTATAGTAGGTTGCCCGAAGTTGCAGTAACTGTCGTTCCATTTGCGAGTGACTTGGTATTTGCTGCAGCATTTGTTGCAAATGAGAGACCATTTGTTGCTTCAGCGCCCCAGTTTGTTACGTTTGCGCCTGGGTGACCCAACCAGTGAACGTAGTTTGATGTGCGATAGATTACTTCCTTATAGTAGTTTGAAGAACCAGTATCGCTCTTGGCGTCAGAAGCCTTTGAAACGAATCCAAATGCTTCGATAACTGTATTTTGCGTACCAGAGATCAAACCGTCTTCGTCGATAACGACAACGTGCATTTCATCATCTGTTGCGCCACGTGATTGTGCAAATAGTGATGTTCCTGGTTCATCGCTGAATGTGTTTTTGTATGCCCAGCTACCATATGCTGCAGCGGAGTCACATACAGAAATCTTGAGCGAGTTTCCTAGTGCGCCAGGATATCTTGCACAGAAAGGACCGTACTGCGTATTTCCTGATGCATAGTAACTTGCGACATATTCTTCGTCGTTATTTACTTTAAAACCTGTTGCGCCATTTACAGATGCATTATTTGAATTTGTATTTGCGCGAACTAGACGTAATGAATTACCGTAAGCAAGAAAGTTTGCTGCGGTAAAGAAATCGTTTGCGGTTTCGTTTGATGGTTTGCCGAAAATCTCAACCAACTTGTTTTCTGAGGAAACAAGCGTAATTTGATTCGCTGGACCCCATGCAAATGTTCCAACGAGGGCGCCAGTCGTTGTGCCAACAGCAGGTACGACTGTTGTTAAATCGACTTCAGAAACATTTACACCTGGTGATAATTGAAAAGCCATGTTTATTCTCCTAGGGTAGAGATCAATCTTGTAGGTTCTACGGGATATTTATTAAAACGTAGATTTGTCAGATTCTCGCTCTACCACTGTCCATAGGTCGCCGCCCATACGAATTCGCTTAACTTCGTCGGGTTCTTCAGGCATAATCGGTAAAGGAAGAGATTCTTCCTCAATATTTGCCATTTGTTGTTCATATAGTTTAGTTCGAATGTTCGTGTTCGATAGATCTTTAAAAAATTCTTGATTTGTCATCCAAGCAAATAGCACCAAACACATTACAAGGTCATCATGACTACCCTCTTCAGCCTCAAAACTTGCGCCTCGAGCAATAAATGTGGATAATTCAGAAATAATGTCAAAATCTGTAATATGAAGTTTTTGTCCTTCGATCAAATTCTTTAAAATAGAGCAACCGAGTCGCTTTACAGACTTGGTCGTTCGTATACCTCTCTGAACCTGACGCCCATATCCGCCTGTGATAACTGTTTTGTTTTTGTTTTGCATCGTCGAAATGAGATTTTCATACTCATAATCGTCGAATAAACTGTCAACTACCTGCTGACCGTTGTCGTTTATTTCGATTAATTGATATGCTTCGTTATAGTAACTTCCCAATTTTTTAAGAATTGATGGGTAAACTAGTGGGCTTATTTCATTATCGCGGTAAACACAGACGACTTCGTATGGCATTTCTGTAGTATCAACAACGACCGCTGCTGAATAGTCCAATCCTTTACCTCTTGAGGTGTCGACAATTACCATATAATTGCGATTTGTAACTGGTTGTTTGTAAATTTTTATTCCGTTTTCAGACAAATATATTGGTTTCACAAAGGCGAGAGATTGAAGTGCTGATGCTGAAATGAGAGTTCCTGAGGAACCCATAAACTCGCATTCCATTTCTTGTAAATACTTTTGCTCTCCAAGTACACGACGTTGTTCATCTGCCCACTCTTGCGTGCGACCTGGAATCTGACGCCAGTTTGCCTCAATCCATTTAAATCCATTTAATCCTTCAACTGCTTCAGTCCACATCTTATAATAGTGATTCATACCATTTGGTGTTGAAGAGATAAGAATTTTCGAAGATTCGCCAGAAGAAATCGTTGGGTAAACGGAAGTGAAGAATTCTTCAGCGATGTTTGTTGGCACGAATGCAAACTCGTCAAGGTATAGAAGCGAGATAGAGAAACCACGAATCGCACTTGAAGCGGTCGATTCAGCCATAACACGGCAGTTGTTTTCTAATTCAATGTCGCCCTTGTTCCAAGTGCGCACACCTTGCTGCAACCATAATGGTAATGATTCAAAGGCAAGTTTGACGCGATTGAGAATTTCACGAGAAGTTTTTGCTTTGTTTGCAAGGATGGCTACAAACTTATCTTCGTTGAATAAGATATACCATAAGATGTAACCAACAATCATGGTCGTTTTACCGATCTGACGACCAGCCTTTACGATCACCATGCGATTTGCGTTTATCTCTTCAACCGCTTTTCTCTGGAATGGGTATAATGATACGCTCGTAAAACCTTTGTCAAGTGTGATAATTTTGACATAGTTTTCGATAAAGTATACTGGCGATTGCGAGCACTTATAAAATTCAGTTACTTCGTGTTCAGACATTTGCTGAACAACGCCGATGCGTTTCAGCTTTGGATTGCCGAGATAATTTTTAACTTTTGGGATCAAATTCATACAGCGTTTTCGTTTTTAAGTTTCTTTAATAGATCTGCTGTTGAACCAACAAATACTGCTTTCTCTACATTAATATTTGTAGCAGCGGCTTGCTCTGGTGTTTCTAAATCTTTGCGCTGTTTTTGTAACGTCATCAATTTTTCAGTTACGTCAGACATGTTTTTAATCATGTTTGCTGCAACTTCATATGCGCGTGGATGTTGTGATTGTTTTGCAACTTCAAGAATACCATCTAATGCTTCGTTACCCTTTTCAATCAAACCATAATAGTTTGAACGAACATAATCCGCATCAGGATTTGCGCTATCTGTTTGATGCACAATCATTTGTTTATCGTTATCATCAACTACAACTGGCGTATAATCGACTCCAAGTACATCTGATAATTTTTGATTAACGTCACTCATATGTTACAAATCCTTATTCACCTGTCCATCTTGCCTGGAACCAAGACCTTTCTGCGTATTGACTTCTTGAAAGTGCTGCTCCACCAACATTGTAAATGTTTATATAATCA